CGGTGGTTCAGGTGGTTCAATCGATAACTCATTGCCCGGAGGACAGGGTGGAAGACCATCGAATCCCATCCATTTGCATCCTGGTTTGAAACTTGTAGTGAAGTATCTCGCGTGTCATGGATTCATTGCAGTTCCAGACAACTCATTGCCTGAGACAGCAGAACCTAAGTAGTTAGTTAAGAGGGGGTGAATTAATTATGTCTGTAGTAAAAGCTCTGTACCTCGATCCATTTGCTCCAGTACTGTTTAATTCACCTCCACTTCATGTAACTATAGAACAGCAGGAGTATATTAAAGATATACTTCGGAAGTGCTGCTCAGATAGTAGATTTCAAGAGAAGTCATACATGGCTATCATGGCTGTATTGACTTTAGGTAACACTGAGCCTCCCATCATCGATTCACTCAATCCATCCAACGCTACGATAGGCGAACCCGCATTCGATATTCACATCATGGGAAGTGGATTCGATCAGTATAGTACGATTCTATTCAATGGAATAGAGGAACCTACTACACTCGTGTCGGAGAATGAAGTAACCACAGGAATTAATATGCCATTGTGGACTGCTCCTGCTATTGTTCCTGTTTCAGTGAGGAGCAGTAATGGTATTGTGAGTCAGTCACAGAACTTCGAGTTCATCGAATCTCCTGCTGGTACTAGGAATACTACAGTACTTAAAACGCAGGACAGTACATTCATTAAGACAGTAAAGTAAAATGAAACTATTCACTGTGCTCATTTGTGCTATTGGTGTATCTGCGTGTGAGCAGACGTTCAATCTTCCATCACCAACTGCACCAGGGGATATTAACATTACTTCAAATAATACAAACAATAATACAAATACTATTGATAAGACTGGCTCGGATACTGGTCCAACTCCTAATCAGTCTAATCCAGATGTTTCGGTAATACCATTACCCGCGTATGGTGAATCTGTACTTCGTTCAGTAGCTCAATCTAATTCAACTCTATTAGCTAATTCATGTCAGACAAAGTACGGAGAGAGTGCGTGGGCATTCCTTGATTTGGCTATTAGATCATTACGCGCGCGTGATGATAGATGGGGTTACTTGTGCAAAGATGAGTCGTGCTCAAAGAAGTCAGCAGATATAGTCGCATATAGGGCTAGTAGTGGAGATACTGGAATCTGGATAGTCGATGTAATTGGTAATCATTGTCCTGATCCATCTGATACGGTTACTGCAACGTGGCAAGTTCTACCATTCGAGACAATTCGTAAGTGGTCAGCAACTAGATAATGCCTGTTTCATTCGATGCATTCACGTACTCTAATCAAGTAGGAACATATCCCCATGTTTGTAATGGGAATTTCCTATTTGGAGTAAGTCGTGGTGTATGTCCAACATTTAAGTATGGTGGACAGTCATTAACTCTACTTGCAACAGTAGTTCTTGAGGGCGCGGGTCAGTCAATATTCACTCCACTCAAGGTATGGTATCTAATTAATCCACCACAGGGATCTAATACTGTTTTATGTGATATAGTTTCATCATTGGTTTCGTCGTATAAGGGAGTAGGTCAGATAGAATCTTTCGTAACTACTGAATCAGTTGCGGGTGCTCTTTCATTAGCTACACAAATCACCACACTAGTCAATGGATGTATGGCTGTTGTAGCGGAATCTAGTTATTATTATGGTGTTCCTCCTACTGCTGGTGCTGGATTGACCATGCGCGGGGCTATGACGGCATCTAGTAACATCGGTGCAATATTCGATAGTGGTAATGCAATCACTCCAGCAGGTCTATTTACTGGAACTACACTTCAGAGTAATGCGGGTGAGAAGATTAAGCACGTAATGGTATCTCTCGCGCCCTTAGCAGGTGGGCCAGTAGATAAACCTCCAAAGAAAGATAGACCGAATGTAGGTATTCCTACTATTCTATTGGGTAATGTCGTATATGCGACGCCCGCGTATGTTGTAGACATGGAATGGAGTTCGACGGGTGCTGCTATATTAGAAGGGTCAATGGATGAGATTACATGGATACCATTGGGTAGTTTACCCGGAGCGGGTATGCAGCTTACATCTAATATAACAGTTCAATTCATTCGACCTAGTGCAGATATCACCGTGATGCTTCGTAAGAGAAAAGGGAAATTCTAATGCCTACACAATCACTCCCTGTTGGTATGGCTGTAACAGTTTTACAGAATGTAATATACGCGCTTCCATCTAAGCAAGTGCGTATAGCCGCTACTAGACTGATGCAGGTATCAATAGATGGCGTTACATTTGCGAATGTGGTAGGATCAGATACTACAGGTGCGGATATTACTGGGGTATTCACTCGATGCGTGGCTGGTGATGCAATCGTAGTCTGTAAAGCATAGATAAAGGATAATTATGCCATTTGGTGCTGCTAAATCTGCTGTGAAACAACCTATGAAACAGGTAGGTAAGCCTATGGGACAAGGCATAGGACCATCTGTGATGCCTAGTCCATTAGGTCAGCCTGGTGGAAGTAAGCAAGTACAGAATTTTAGGCCACGTCAGGATATGCCCATGCCACAGATGCAGCAGATGCAGCCTAATCCAATGATGGATCAGATGAATCAGATGCAACAACCACCAATGATGCAGCCTCAACAGCAAATGAATCCAATGATAAGGCGTCCATTGGGTCCACGGTTCATGTAATGCCTGAAATAGAAGATAAGAAGAAGCCTGTATTTAGCTCTAATGAATGGCGACCTGAGCCAAAACAGGAACTATTTCTATCTATTCCTACAACTATAAAGGAAGCATTCTATGGTGGAGGAGCTGGATCAGGTAAGTCCGACGTACTCCTTCTGTACGGCATTGTACATAGATGGCACGAACATCCTAAATTTAAGCAAGTCTTCATGCGACGAACTTATCCTGAGTTACGAAACGAAATCATTCCAAGAAGTAGAGAACTCTATCGTAAGTTTGGTGCTACCCTTAATAAAACAGAAATGTGTTGGACGTTTCCACGTTCGGATCAGTATGGTGGTACAGGCGGAACCAATGAAGGAGCAATGATATTCCTTGGTCATTGTGAGAATGAAGATGACGTACACCACTACGATACGATGCAAATTTGCTTGTATACCCCCGACGAGCTTACATCGATCACCGAGTGGATATATACTTATATTACCTTTCAAAGAAATAGAGCACCTAAAGATAGTGGATTACCCTCTATCACTAGAGCTGCCGGAATGCCAGGTGGAATCGGACATACGTGGACTTATAAAAGGTTTATTAAACCGTACCCTAAAGGTGGGAAGATTATTGTCGGAAAAGGTGGAAACAAAAGAATATACATTCACTCAACTCTTGAAGATAATAAGCATATTGACCCCACTTATAAACAATCCCTACAAGGTATCACTATTGAAGCGGAACGGAAGGCTAAGTTATTAGGCGATTGGGATGCATATCAAGGTCAGGTATTCGATGAATTCAGGGATAGGAAATTTGAAGACGAACCAGATAATGCGATTCATGTAATTGAACCATTCGATATACCTCAGTGGTGGCCGCGCATAGTCATTGGTGACTGGGGATTTGCTGCAATGACGTGGATAGGCTACGCAGCAATATCACCCAGTAAAAGAGTGTACATATACCGTGAACAATACTGGGTTAAAACCAAAATCGCGGAGTGGGCACCATACGTTAAGCTCTATATCGATAAGGAGAGTCCTCGTCTTATCAGATTTTGTAAAAGTGCTGGTCAGGATAGAGGACAAGAACATACAATCCAACAGCAAATCGAATCAGAAATCGGAACCAGTATTGAACTTAGTAATAACACTCCCGGTTCTCGCGTTGCTGGAAAACTACTCATACATGAATATCTACGGTGGCAGCCTAAACTGATTAATCCTACTGAAATACCAGTGTACAGCGAAGAATACGCGATGTGGATTCATCGTAATCGTGGACTAGCCGAATATAAGGCATATTTGAAGTCATTCGAGCCACAGGAGCCTGAATTAAATCTGCCTAAACTACAGATATTCAAAGGATGTGACACATTAGTCGAAGCTATTAAGGCATGTAGCTATGACAAGCCGAAAGGAAACAAACCAGCAGAAGATATTGCAGAATTTGAAGGAGATGACCCGATTGATGGACTTAGGTATCTGGTGGACGCGGCGGAAGGGTTCTTCGACGAGTCCAACCAAGAGTTCAAGAAAATCCAAGCGCAAGAAGCGTTAGTAAATAAGCTGAATCAGAATCAGGATTGGACTGCATTCTACCGAAATATGAGTAAAGTGGAGTCGAGTTCTGATGAATTTGTTAAGCCAGTGTCGAGGTATCGTCATTGATTAAAGAATTGATGTACAAGTGGTTCAATCTTGAGCCTTATCATTGTGAGACATGCGAGGTCTTACGTTCTATGCTTGATGAAAGCAATAGAGAGCGCAAAGAATTACTCCATAAGCTCATTGATAAGGACAAGATTGAACCTCTACCACCTGTTGCTGAGGAATATAAGCCATTGACCCCACAATTTGTACCGTGGCGAGTCAGGCAGCAGATGTTAGAGGCTGAAGATAGGAAAAAAGCTGTATTGATGAAGGAAAAAGCTAAAGAGATAGAAGAATTAGAAAAAGAACTTGATATTCCCACTAGTCAGGAGAAGTAATGGGATTCTGGTCTAAACTTGGTAAAGGTCTACTTAAAGTTGCACCTATAGCTGCATCATTTATACCAGGTGTAGGCCCCATAGCTGGTATGGCTATAGGTGCTGCTACTAGTGCTGCATCTAGGAAAGCAAGTGGGGGTAGTTGGACTGATGCTGCACTTGCTGGTGCTGAAGGTGGAGTCAATGGCTATGGTAGAGGAATAGGACCTAGTAAAGATCCAAGCAGTTATAGAACTCCTCCATATGTATCTGATATGCAGGGTCAAACTAATAACTGGGCTGGTAAACTGAAGAATGCTATCGGTAGTAGTGGTGGGGACACTGGTTACATCGGTCAAGATATAGCTAATGTAGCTAAGTCGGGTCAATCAGGTGGTGGAATCAGTGGATTCATGAATAAATTGGGTGGAGTTAAGGGAATAGCTGGAATTGCAGGTGGTGTAGGTGGTGCATTAGCTTTGAAAAAGATACTTAGTAATCGTGGTGATGATGTTCCTGTAGATGAATATGGAACAGGGTCAATAGAACCACGAGATATGGGAACTAGTAGATTCCAGCGACGTATGCAGCGTGAATTAGGCCCAGTAATGGGTGAAACTAATCAGAATAATCCTAATCTAGCTCTATCTATTGGACAGGGTAGAATGGATGCTATGCGCGATCAACCATTCAGGGGTGGATATGATGTGCGCACTGTGATGGGATACGATGATGAGGATAATCCTGAATATCAGTATACTCCAATGCCCCGAATTGGACCTAATTATCGCCAACCACGCAGGGATAAATACTATGGTGGTGGAGCTAGATG